AAGTTTCATAGTGCAGATGCACCCCCGTGGCCAGCCCCGTATCGCCCATGATGCCGATGCGCTGTCCCATGGTCACCGTCTGCCCGCGCACCACGTCCAGCGAGCGCAGGTGCCAGTACAGGGTGTAGCACCAACCGCCCTCGCGCGGATGGCGCAACACGGCGTAGACGGCGCCGTAGGTCGGCTCGGTGCCGCAATCGACCACCAGCCCGTCGGCGGCGGCCAAGATCGGCTCGGACGGGGTATCCTTCCAGCCCAGATCGAGCGCCCGATGCCCCGCCGAGTAGTATTGGGTAATGCCCACATAGTTTACCGGATATCGTAACATAGTTTTCTCCTTTCAGTCGAAAAAAGTAATAGGTAATAGTGAATAGGGAATAGGTTTCGGATGAAATCTTCCTACGGTCGATTTCTTTGAATCAAAGGAAGCGAAGCTTCCCACCTTACTTCTTCACTCTTCCCTCTTACCTCTTACCTCGCTGGGCTTGTCGTAAGACAAAGCCAAGGCACTGTCCTGCAGTCCGGCAGTGGTGGGGTCGTTGACGGCGTTCCACACCGACAGGATCACGGCCACCACCGTGACGGGGTTTTGGATCCCCAGCCAAATGACCTGCCACAGTGCGCCCCACGTGGTGATCTGCTCCCACGCCAGTCCGGCCTGCGCCAGCATCGGCACGAACAGCGCCACCGCCACCTGCACCCAGAAGACAGGATTTCTCAGGCGCACCAGCCAGTTGATTCCCAAAAAATTCTTCATAAACACCTCTTCACTCTTACTTCTTACCTCTTACCTCATCCAAGGACTCACGAGAGTCCTTGGATATACCACACCACAAACCCCAGCAGGGATGCCAGCAGGGTGCCTGAAATGCCCCAGAGGGCACGGATGAGGGATTTGAGGGAGGCATCGAGGGTGTTGAGTTTTTCATGCATACGGGCATTCATCACCGCCATGTCGGAGAAGCGGGCGTTTTGTCCCGCCTCGGTCTGCTCCAGATGGTGCAGGCGGGCGTCGATGCGCTCAAAATGCTGTTGGCAGACCGCCAGTTCTTTCGGCTCCATCGCTTACACCACGATGTCCAGCAGTTTGCTGTAATAATCGGTATCCAGATCGCGATAGGCCAGATTCAGATATTTCTGGGACTGCGCCAAAATGCGGTTGCGGGGATTGTCCTCGCCCGGCATCAGGCTCCAAGCCAGCGATTTGAGTTGCTTCTCCAACCACTTATACTTTTCCTTATCGGTTCCGTTTACCGGATACCCGACCACTTCGGTCTCGGTCTTGCTCTCCTTCTTGGCGGCCTGTGCCGCCAATTTCAGCTGATACTGGCGGTCGGCCTCCGCCTTTTTGGCGGCGGCTTCCTGACGGCGGATATTCTCCTCCATCAATAAAGTATATGCATTATCCCTCGCTTTGGTGTCGGCCTCGTCGAGGGCGGTCAGCGCCTTTTGCTCCTGCTCGGAGAGATTTTGCAACTCCTCGTCGGTCTTGTTGCGGATGGCGGTGAGCATATTCTGATAGACATTATAGTAGCCCACCTTGGCCGTTTCGGTCTTGCCCGAATCTTTGAGCCCGCGGGCGGCCATCTTTTCCGACTCGATGCCCGTCGGGTCGATATTCTTGGCATAGTCGGCGTAAGCACCGCGGGTCAGGTCCTCCCGCTCGGCTTTGGCCGTCTCCTTTTTCTGCGCGTAGGCGGCCGTCGTCTGCTCCCGCTTTTTATCCAGCTCGGCCAGCGCCGCCTGCAACTTTTTCTCGATCAATTCATCGATCATCTTTTCGTAATCCATATTTTCTCCCTTCGTTTTTCATTCATCATTTATCAATCATCATTCATCATTTCTCATGCAACGCATCGAGATTGGGAAATGCGAAATGATAAATGATAAATACGAAATGCAAAATCAGCCCATCCGCTTCCACATATACACGCTCAAGTACGGCGGCATATTGTTATGCGGCTGATCGCCGCCGGTGTGGCTCATGGCACCGGTGGCGATGTAATCGCTGTTACTTATAACCGTTACGCCCCAACCGGGGCGATCGGTATTAATGCCATAGAAAATATTATGGTTGTGCGCCGGTATCTCGTTCACCGTCAACGTATGCCGCTCCTCACCGCCCGTCTCCCCGACGGGATGAGCGGATGAGGCCGCCAGCAAAAAGGCATTTTCGATGCGCTCCCACACCCCTCCGAAGCGGGTGGCGGGGTCGGTGGGATCCAGACTCATATAAATACTGCCTACCGGCCACAGATCCTCCACCGTCGGCAACTGCCGCACCGTCTGCGCCAGTTTTTCCAGCAGGGACAGGTCAAATTCCCGCTTAATGCGTTCGTAATCCGAGATCATGCTGTACTCCTTTTCAATTAAAGAAACCGTAGGTTTCTACTTCTTGAAGCCTTCCCCTTGAGGGGAAGGTGGCAAGGCCATCGGCCTTGACGGATGAGGTGCTTTCCGGCTTGATCCATTTTTATTGCCACCCATCCACACAACGCACAGCGTATCGAAAAGTCGTGGCAATAGCAATGCTTCTGTCCGGACGGCACCTCATCAGTCAGCCATTCGGCTGACAGCTTCCCCTCAAGGGGAAGCCTTTAAGAGGTTGGAAGCTCCGCTTCCTTTGAATTCACTTGGCCAACACCCATTGACCCGCACTCTTCACCATCACCACGGCCGGATGGCCGCCGACGCAGACCAGCCCGCGCCGCCACAAGCCGTTCTCACGCCGATGGCAATTGCCCCGCTCGCTCAGCGTGACCTGCGTGCTCGCCACACCCAGATCCTTGCCGTTTTGCAGGGTGGTCAGTTGCACCGTCAGGGTCATCGCCCCGGTGCGGTAGAGGGCGAGCAGTTCGGCGGCGCTGAGCATAACCGTTTGTCCCGAAGCATACGAATCACGCACCGCCACCGCTTGCCCGCCGGCCTGTAGGGTCAGGCGGTGGGTGAAGGTGGACGAGTGGGACACGAAGGTCACCGCAACGCCCGCCTCGATCGCCCCGCCCGACAACTGCACCCCGCCGATCCCGTCGGCACGGGCTATGGGCGGCAGCTCAAAGGTCTGCGCCCCGATGGACAGGGCGCCGATGTAACTGTCGTCATACGCCGCCGTCAGCGTCAGGCTCTTGGTGCCGTCGGCGTTGTGCGACACCGAGAACGACTTCTCAAAAATCGTGTACTCGTTGCCGGCATAAAACGAGGTGTAATCGCTGTTGGACCAGCTGTGGCTCAGGTCGCCGCCGATCGACGCGTTCTTGGCGTAGCAACCGTACTTGACGTTGCTGTAATCCCCCGTCACATAACGGGTCAGTTTGATGTCCACCGTCGAGGCGTTGCCCGCCGTGCTCTGGTTGCTGACCCGCCCGTACAGGCGGATGCAGACCTTGCCGTTATACTGCGACAAAAAGGTGACCGTGTCCGATTGCGCCAGCATTTGATAGGCGCTGTTTAGCCGTATCATGCCCTCACCTCATCAATACCAGATATAGATATCGCCGTCGGCCCCGCCGCTGGGTGCCGTGGTACCTACCGTGATCTTGTCCTGCTTGCCGTCGATAAGCGCCACCGCCTCCTCCACCGCCGTCAGACTTTCGTCCAGTTGCGGCACCAGCGTCCCGTTTAAATACTCGCCGATGGCCCGCGAACCTTGGTCAAACTTGGCCTTGAGCGAGGCCGCCGTCTCGGTCGGACTGTCGGGCAGTTTGGCGATCACCGCCAGATCAGCCGTCAATTTGGTTAACTTCATACTCATTCCTCACTTTACATAGCGTATCCACTCGGCCCCGTAGCGCACCGCCGCCACCCCAAACCGTCGGGTCGACGAAAAGTGCAGCGCCAGTGTCAGATAATCCTTGACCTGCAAAGGCAGGCGCACCAGATCCTGATCCCCCGTCGTAAACGACACGGTGCCGAAATCAAATTCGTTAAAATCCATCCCGCCCAGATGAAAGGTGCAGACCTCTTTGGGCGCGCCGCCGTCGGTCACCGTCGATACCGTCACGTCGGCGTTGGCGATCTTCTTGAGCAGCGCCACCGCCCCCACACGGTCGGCACGCTTGCGCACCGCCGGATCGCCCGCACACTCGTCACGCGTGCAAAAATAACTCTCGATCGGCTCGCCCTCGTCGTCGGTGCCGCTCCACGTCCCCAATACCGAACCGCGGCTCCAGTACAACGTCTGCCCGTCGCTGTAAAGCCCGTCGATGGGCGCGTCCCAGACAAACCATTCGTACTCCCGCCGTCCGTCAATGCGGTAGGCGGCACGCCCGTCGGCCAGAAACATCAGCCCGTCGGCCAGTATACACAGGGTACTGCCCCACACCGCCACCGCCTGCACCCGACGGTTGTTTAAACTCGTATCGATCAGTGTCGATCTATGCCCCCAGCCGCCCGCCAGTCCTTCCACGCCACGGGCCGAGAGCCAGACGGTATCGTCCAGAAAGGGGACGGCAAAGCCGATGCAGCCGACCGTCACCGCCAGATCGGTACGGGGATAGACCCGTCCCAGTTCATAGTCCAGACTCGGCTCGTGGCGGGTGATGCCCTGCTCGGTAAAGGCGTATATACAGCCCTCGCCCGCCGCCAGCGCCGTCACCGTGCTCTCCCCGACCCGATAAAAATCGGTATCGGCAAAGTAGGTCGGATCGTCCAGACGGCTATGGCGCATCACGCCTTTCTCGGCGCCTGCCGCAAAAACGCGGTTGTCGAACAGGCACACCTTGTTGCACCCGGTCAATTTCTGTCGGAAACTGTCGAATGTTGTCGAAAAGGTGATGGTAACGTTATCGTCACCCCCCGCCGCCGCCTTGGGCGCCGTGGTAAAGGTCACCGTTCCCGCCGCCGCCTGCACCGTGTAATTGCTGACGGCCGACCCATCGACGGTGATCAATATGATCTCGTTAATGTCGGTGGTGTCGAGGGCGTAGACGGTGGACGTGCCGTCGCCGCGGAAGGTATTGATGCGGCGGTTGGTGAGCAGATTGACGGGCTGGTGGAGGGTACCGCCGCCCGCAGGGGCACGCCCGATGCTGGTGGTGGGCACAAACCCCTCGACCGTCTGTAGGGCGTAGCCGTCGTAAACGTAGTATTCCTGCCCGTCGAGCAGCCACAGCCGATCGTCGAAGACAAAACCGGTACTTTGGCTGTCGGCCAGCGTACCGATTCGCACCCCGTCGATGCGGTACAGCCCCGTACCCGCATGAATGATGGGGACATTGCGATAGAAATACAGGCCGTGAATGACGGCGCCGAAGTCCCGCAGGGCGGTGCGTCCGGGGCGGGTCTCCAGAAAATCGCTGTAGCCGTCGGTGTAGGTCTTGATCATATTTTTCATGTCGGGCGAGCGGTTGGGGCTGACGTAGCGGGACTGGGTCGCATGATCCACCCCGCCCAGCGCCTCATACGCCACGCTCACCCGCTTGGATGCAGATGGTATTTTCATTGTTTGCTACCTCTTAATTCTTAATTCTGACCTCTTACCTCTGCCTTTCCCCTCTTGCTCGTGGTAAACCGCCCCATCAGGTCATAGGCATCCTCCCGCCAGCGCACCGCCTTGCGCTCGTCCTCGTCCTCGTAAACGTAAAAGGCGGCCAGAAGCGGCAGCGCTACCGCTGCCTGACGGCTTAAGGAAAGGGGCGTATCGTCGGACGATTGCGGGGTCAACGGCTCGGGCAAGGGCTCGTCAAAGGCGGTTGCCACAATGACCGTGGCGCGGTTGACCGCCTCTACAAACAAGGACGGAGCGGCGGTATATCGCTCCTCGCCCTGCGCCCCGAGGCGCAAGATCTCCCCTTTGATATCCTTCCATGTTTTCATAAAATTCCTCCCATGAATAGGTAATAGGTAATAAGTAATAGTGAAGAGGTGTTGGTAGGAAGCTTCGCTTCCCTTTATATAAAAGAAAGCGAAGCTTTCCTCCTTTACTTATTCACTATTCACTCTTACCTCTTCCCTCGCCGTCAGGCGCTGTGCGCCTTAATAACGTACAGTTCCTTGGGGCGAACCACCTTGGCGCCGTAGGTATCCAGACCCTTAACGGCATCCTGGAAACGCTGGGCGGGACGGTAGGCTTCGGTCTGGTTGATCTGACCGGCAAAGGCGATGGCCTTCTTGGTACGGATCATCAGATAGTCGTCGGTACCGTCGTTGTGCAGGTTGGTGGAGATCTTGACCATTGCCCCGTTATACATGCCCACAATGCCGCGCTTGATCAGATCGACATTATCGGTATACAAGTCGGTCAGAGCCTCCTTGAAGAGGTTGTAGAACCAAGGGGTGACGGTGATGACCACCTCGTCGTTGATCTTGACATCGTTGCCCCACAGGTAGACAAAGCCGTCGTCCACCGCCTTTTTGGCCGCGGCGGCATCGGAAATGGCGGTCGAGGCCGAGAGTTTGCCGGCATCGACGGCCTTGGAAGCGATAAAACGGTCACGCTCCTGCGCCAGCGCGGCGGCCGATTCCTGCATCAGTGCCGGCATCAGGCCCTCGATCGACTGCGCCTTGTCCACATCGTCCACGCCGAAGTTGAAATACTTGGCCTGATCGATGTCGAGATACTGTTCGGTATCGGCCACCTCTTCGGGCGCTCCGATGTCCTCACCGGTGTAGGTGCCGATGGTGGGGCGGGACACGCCCAGAATCTTTACACGGGCGGCGTGTTTGGCCTCGCCCTCAAATTCGGTGTTGCAGTCCTCCTGCATCACCGATGCCTTCTCCAGCTCGGTCTGGATGTGATTGGACCATACGATAGGTTTGAAATTGTTGTAAGCCATGATAAAATTCTCCTTTTTTATTCATAGAAACCGTAGGTTTCTACCTTTTAATGCCTTCCCCTTGAGGGGAAGGGGGACCGCCTTGGCGGTGGATGAGGTGCTTTCTGGCCTGATCCATTTTTATTGCCACCCATCCACCCAACGCACAGCGTATCGAAAAGGCGGTGGCAATAGCAATGCTTCTGTCCGGACGGCACCTCATCAGTCAGCCATTCGGCTGACAGCTTCCCCTCAAGGGGAAGCCTTTAAGAGGTTGGAAGCTCCGCTTCCTTTGAATTACTTCCACTTGGTCATAGACTTCTGAATTCGTTTCAAAAGTCCCGGATCTTTTTTGAAGTCCTTATCGGTCAGCGCATCGACCTGCGCCGGCGAATAGAACTCCTGCACACCATGTCCGTCATTGTTGACGGCGCCGGGTGCGGGCGGCGGGGTGGGGGTGTTGCGGTTTTTTTGCGCATGAAGGATCTCATAGGCGGTCAGCGCATCGACTCGGCCGGTGGCCATGATGTGGACAAAGTCCTGCGGCAGATCCTCGATGCCGGTCGCGGCAAAATCGGGATATACCTTTTTGATGGCGGCAATGTCCTGCTCCACCGTCGCGCGATCTCGAGCGGTGCGAAGCGCCTTGAGTTCCTCCTGCTGGGCCTGCCAACTCTCACGCTCGGCACGGAGCGTACCGAGTTCCTGCTCGGCTCGCTCCTTGGCACGGCGCATGGCGGCAAAGGCCGAATTCTCTTGGGGTGTTTGCTGTACTTGCTGTTCCATATTTCTTCTCCTTTTTTACGCATAAGAGTTGCGAAATTTATTTTCCATCTATCATTTCTCATTTATCATTTCGCATTTCTGAAGGCTCTCTGTAAGCCGTTGAAAATGATGAATGATAAGTGATGAATGATGAATGCTGAATAATTAGGAATTATTCCTATTCTATAGATGCGGTGCGCGAAGCGAGCAACTGTTCCAGTTTTCCTTTCGGAAGCGCCGAATGGCTATCCAGCAGACTGACATACTCGTCAAGCGTGAGGTGCCCGCCGTTAAAGAGCCCGTCGAGCGCCTGCGCCGCCGCGTAGCGGGAATAGGGCGACTCGCTGGAAATGTCGATGCGAATGGCCACGCGCAGATCCCGCAGCGCCGCCGCCTCCACAAACTCCTCGGTGCCGTCCCGCAACAGCAGGGTCAAGCCCTCGGGATGGTAGATGCACCACATCTCCAGCCACAGCGAGGCAATGTCCTCAACAAACTGGCGGTAGGTGGCGATCTGCTCGTTGAGGGGCAGTTGCGCCAAGTCACGTACCGCCAAAATGGCGGCGCCCGACGCCTTTTCGGGGTCGATACTG